CAGGTGTCAGAGAGTGAGATATTCATAGGCACTGCGTGAGATATTTCAGGGATAAAGTGGGATGAGTTGGAAGATAGAGGAATAGAAAATGAATGAAGGCGTTCACTGTGTGAAATATTTTTGGGCGCCGATTTTTTTGGCCCGGACCTGGGAACCAAACAATTAAGAAACCTTACATTTTACGTATTGGCTACCCGACCTATCATCAACATTGACATAGGTGTTTTTGTACGTCAATAGGAAGGAGGCTTTTTATGGAAGCTATTGCTTGGGGGCTGATGGTCGTTGCGGCTGTCATTGTATATGCGATCCTCGACACAATCAAGAAGCATGACGCGAACCAGAAATGGAAGCGGTGGTATTCGTTCTTCGCTGCCGGCATTTGCCTGGTGCTTAGCCTGTTCCTGTCGCTGGCCGGAAAGGTGGAGCTTTCTATTGGTGATGTCTTCATCAATGCCGGGCTGATCTATGCGATCGAGCACCTGTGCGGAGTCCAGTTGGTCAAGTTGCTCCAGGACCGGGTGGGAGGTACGAAGTGACCATCCTGTATGTGATCGCCGCGGCGGTGTTGGCAGGAGGTGTCACCACCATCAGAAATCTATTCAAGCGCAAACAGCTTGAACGGAAGATCACCAACCTTGGGGAACAGCTTACTGCCAGCCAGGCTGAAGCGTCCGCCTATCGGAAAGCATATAAAGAGGAGAAGAAATCCCATGCCCAGACCATTGCCAATTACCAGCGTCATGTCGCTGCCTTGGAAAAGTTCGAGCAAGACAAACAGGAAGTCAAGGATGAGGCTGCTGCCGCTACTGCTAGCGATGCTGATCGTCTTGACTTCCTGCACGACTACCAGCTCTGATCTGATAACAGAACCACAGATCGAGGTTACCACTCCCCTGCAGATTGATCTGCCGATGCCTCCGGCACCGGCGTATCCCCAGGCCTTGGATTGGCAGGTTCGGGAAACCGTCTTTACCTTGCCGGTTTCCGACATGGACCGTCTTATCGCGTGGTTGGCCGCGCTCAAGAAATGGCACACCGAAAGCCTACCCACATGGCTGCAATTCTACGGGCTGACCGAGAAGGGAAAGGGGTCCAGCCTTGACTAGCATAATCAACGGAATAGGGGTGTGCGCATGAGGGAATGGTTGGGGATAATCATCAGTGTGCTGTCGGTGCTGATTGCATTCGGCACATTCTACTGGCGGGTCCGCGTGGACAACCGGCAGCAACAGGAAAAACAAACAGCCCTGCAGGCCGAGTTCAGCAAGAGCGTGAACGAGCGGATCGCTGCAATGCAGAAGGCTCATGACTCCGAGATCGCCCAGCTGCGGCTCGACCTGCAAAGCAGGCTTGAGGATTTGCACGGCAAGGTCGATGAACGCAGGCGGAAGGATGTCCAGGACTTGCACAACAGGGTGAACGCGTTGGAGACGACATACCTTGCCAGCGTAGGCGACCGTCTCGGAAAGATAGAAGGCAAGATGGACTCGATGAACAATACGCTCATGCTGATCCAACGGCATTTCATAGAGAACCAGGGAGGTAGCCAGTGAAAAGGATGAAGGATGTATTCGCTGAACAGCAGCGGATAATCATGTTGCAGCTGATGTTCCAGGATTCGGATTACTCGCTCAACGACCAGCTCCTGCAACGGGCGCTGGATTTGTTCGGTCATGCGATCTCCATCGATCGTATCGATGCGCACCTGTGGTTCCTGGAGGACTGCGACCTGGTCGAGGTCGATGATCTCGGTCACGGGATGTTGGTGGCGAAGCTGACCCAGAAGGGTATGGATGTGGCGCAGGGCCGCATACGGATGGATGGTATCGACCGTCCGATCCCTATGGAGTAGCCATATGGGAAGGAGGTCCAGTATCGAACGATTGCCGAAGGAACTGCGGGAAAAGTTATTGGCGTTGCTCAATGATCCGAATATCACCCAGGAGGAAGTGGCAGCCCTGGTGAATGTCGAGGCGGGCAAGAATGTGGTGAGCAAATCTGCCGTCAACCGCTACTCCATGAAGATGAAGGAGTTCTCCGACAAGAACCGCCAGGCCAGGGAAGTGGCTGAAATCTACATCACCCAGACCAACGGCGGAACCGAGAATAAGTTGGGCAAGCTGGTCAACGAACAGGTGAGGATGCTTGCATTCGAACTGTTGATCGCGACCAATACCCTCAAGGAAGGTACCGACGACCCGAACACCATAGCCAAGCTTGCCGACATTGTTTACAAGATCAGCCGCGCGATCAAGGACCTGGAGTCCGCCGCGACCGTGAATATGGAACGCGAGGAGAAAATGCGGGCCGCGACCAAAAAGGCAGCCGAGGAAGTGGAGTCCACCGTGCGCAAGGCAGGCCTTACCGACGAGACGGTGGAACAGATAAAGGCCAGGATATTGGGGATCACAAAATAATGGACGAGACGGTATTCCTTACATACCAGCAGAAATGGATGGCGGACACCTCCCAGGTGAAGGTCGGGGAGAAGAGCAGGCGGATCGGACTCACATGGGCCGAGGCCGCCGATTCTGTTCTTACGGCCGCAGCCGATGCAGGCGAGGATGTCTTCTATATCTCCTACAATATGGAGTTCACCAAGGAGTTCGTGCAGACCTGTGCAGGTTGGGCGAAGAGCCTTGGCCGTGCCGCGTCCGAGATGGAGGAGATTCTGATAAAGGACGAGGATAAGGATGTCACCGCCTACCGGATCGCCTTCCCCAGCGGACACAAGATACTCGGCCTTCCCTCCCGGCCCACTACGCTGCGCGGTCGCCAGGGCCGTGTCATCATCGATGAGGCGGCATTCTGCGACAACCTTGGCGAGCTGCTCAAGGCGGCCCTTGCCCTGCTGATGTGGGGTGGCGATGTAAGGATCATCAGCACCCATAACGGTGAGGACAATCCCTTCAACGAGATGGTCAAGGATATCCGGTCCGGCAAGGTTCCCTATAGCCTGCACAGGACCACGATCAACGACGCGCTGGAGCAGGGGCTGTACAAGCGCATCTGCCTGCGTACCGGCAAAACCTGGACAAAGGCAGCCGAGAAGAAATGGCTTGACGACCTAGTGAAGACTTACGGCGACGGGGCGAGCGAGGAGCTTTTCTGCATACCCTCAAAGTCCGGCAGCAAGTACCTTTCCCGCGCCTTGGTCGAGGCTTCCATGGATAAGACCATCCCTGTGCTTAAATGGGAGCAGGGCGATGAGTTTACCTACCAGTCCGAAGAGGTTCGACAGGCAGCTTGTATGCAGTGGATGTCCGAGGATTTGGCTCCGATCCTGGAGCAGGCCCCGGACCTTCCTTCCTTCGTGGGCGAGGACTTCGGCCGAAGCGGCGACCTTTCGGTCGTTGCGATCCAGCAGGAGATCATGCCCGGTTTCTTGAAGGCGCTCTGCTATGTCGAGATGCGCAACATTCCGTTCGCCCAGCAGTACCAGGTGATCTGCTTTGTCATCGACCACCTCAAGCGGTTCTACGGATCATCGCTGGATGCCAGGGGCAACGGGCAGATGATCGCCGAGCTGCTTGCCCAGAAGTACGGCCCGGGCTATGTGAACCAGGTCATGATTAGCCGGCAGTTCTACATGGAATATTTTCCCAAGTACAAGGCGCGGTTCGAGGACCAGGGGGTCAAGATACCCTACAGCCTGGACATCCTGGAGGACCACCGCCTGGTGGCCATCGAGAAGGGTGTCCCGCTGATCCCGGACGGCCGCACCAGCGAGGATGCTGGAAGGAAGAAGCTGCGCCATGGCGACTCGGTCGTCGCGGGCCTCATGATCGAGCATGCCTACAGCAGCACAGCGTCGGCCTATCAGCCGTTCGAATACGAGCCATGCCCACCGGCCAGCAGTTTTTCCAAAGGAGTAGATGATGAGAATTGGTGATGTGTTCAGAAGGTTGTCGACAAACCGCGAGAAGCCGCCGGTCAAGAGGCAGGAGATGGAGGGAGAGCTTGCCGCTCCCTCCCCGTTCAGTATCCGCCAGCCCTGGATTAGCGAGGAGGTGGCCACCACCCTGTCGCCGATCAAGCTTGCCTCCCTGGTACGTGACATCAAGACGGGTGAGGCCAACGCATACCTCACCCTTGCCGAGGAGATGGAGGAGCGCGACGGTCATTACCGGTCTGTGCTCGGGTCCCGCAAGAACGCCATCAGCAGCCTTGAATACCTGGTCGAGTCCGGCGGCGATGACGAGAAGGCCAAGGCGATCGCCGACGATGTGTACACCAACATCGTGCGCAAGCCGCAGTTCGGCCTGCTTGTCTCCGATCTGCTCGACGCCCTGGGAAAAGGCTACAGTGTTTGTGAGATCATCTGGAAATTGGATGCCTCCTGGTGGACGCCTGTCACCTACAAGTGGCGTGATCCGCGGTGGTTCCGCTACGACCATGAGACAGGCGAGCACCTCATGCTCAAGGAAGGGGCCGAGCTGCTGCCTCTGAAGCCCTACAAGTATGTGGTCCATCAGCCCCACCTCAAGAGCGGGTTGCAGATCAGAAGCGGCCTTGCCCTCCCGTGTGCCTACTACCACATGATAAAGTCCTTCGACCTGGCCGGCTGGGCCGCGTTCGCCGAGACCTACGGCTATCCGATCCGCATCGGCAAGTACGGTCGCAACGCATCGAAGAAGGACATCGAGGTGCTCAAGAGCGCGGTGCGCAATATCGGCACCGACGTGGGGGCTGTGGTCCCCGAGAGCATGCTGATCGATATCGTCAACGGTGTGACCGGCAACGGCAACGTGACCCTGTACGAGCGCCTTGCCGAGTATGCCGACAAGCAGATGAGCAAGACGGTTTTAGGCCAGACGATGAGCAGCGACGCCGAGGGCGGCCAGTATAAGGGTGATCTGCACAATGAGATTCGCCTGGAGATTCGCGAAAGCGATGCCGACCAGATCGCCTCCACCATCAACCGTGATCTTATCATCCCGTATGTGCAGCTCAATTATGGCATCCAGGAAGAATACCCGCATCTTACCATCCCCGTCCCCCGCCCGGAGGATATTCCCGGACTGGTCGATGCGGTGACCAAGCTTGCCCCCCTGGGGTTACGCGTCAAGACCGAGGACCTTTACTACAAGCTGGGACTCAACCGGCCGGCCAAGGAGGATGATGTGCTGCAGCCTGCCCCTGCTCCGGTTGTTGATCCGGATTTGAACCGGCAGAAGAAGAGCTGCCTGCAGCTGAACGCGGAGCAGGCTGAGGCCGCCGATGATCCGGTTGCCGAACTGGTGGACGAGGCCGCCGGCGAGTGGGAACAGATTGCTTCCCCGCTGCTTGGGCAGATTCAGCAGCTGGCCGCCGAGTGCGCTTCATACGATGAGCTTTCCCGGCGCCTGCCTTCCCTGTTGAAGGGCACGGCCCTGGATACCGCGATTGACCGCATAGCTTTGGCGACGTTCAAGGCCAAGGCCCTGGGTGATGTGGCGGCTTTGGAGGATGAGGATGTTTGACCCCGGTGTCGTTCCCAAGGAGGCCCTGGATTATCTGGAGGGCAAGAAGCTTCAGCCAGCGTTCAGCTATCAAGACGTGTGGAAGGAGGAGCACAACCACGCCTTCACCGTTGCCAAGTGCATGCAGCTGGACCTGCTCAAGGATATCCAGGATTCGCTTGCCAAGGCGATCACCGAGGGCGTGCCCTATGAGAAGTGGTCCAAGGATATGACCAAGACCATGGTCGATGCCGGATGGTGGGGCAAGCAGGAGATGGTCGACCCGCTCACCGGCGAGGTGAAGATGGTGCAGCTGGGAAGTTCTAGGCGCATCAAGACGATCTTCAACGTGAACATCAACTCCGCCTACCAGGCGGGGGTGTGGGAGCGCGGGTCGAAGAGCAAGCTGCACACCCACATCATGTACCGCATCGGGCCGAGCAGGCAGCACCGCGAGGAGCACCTAGGATGGGACGCCCTGGTGCTGCCCAAGGATGATCCTTTCTGGGATACCCACTGGCCGCCGCTTGGCTGGGGGTGCAAGTGCAAGACCCGCTTCCTTATGCAGAGCCAAGTGGACCGCTACGAGCGCGAGGGATTGCCCGACATGACCAGCATGGTCGACGGGTACCCCACCCGCAAGACACCAGTACGGACCACCGCGCCCAAGGATGTGATGGTCAGCTATGTCAACAAGCGTACCGGCAAGTCATACACGATCCCCGAGGGCATCGATCCCGGCTTCGAGTTCAACCAGGGCAAGCGCGAGGTTGCCCGGCAGCAGACCGCACAGCTCTACCAGGAGAAGTTCCAGCAGGCCACCGATGCGCTCAACGGCAGCACGGCTCCAGCCAACACATCGATGCCCGTGTCCAGGAATATCGTCAGTGAGGCGAGGAAGAACACGCCGGTGGTAGACAGGGTGCTCAAGGCCATTGATTCGATTCATGGCGACGGATCGCTTCCGGGCGTGCCGGTGAAGACATCCAGGGCGAAATCGTTCTATGGACAGTACAGTTTCTCCGGAAGCAGGTCCCACCAGATCGCTCTCACAGACATTCCCGGGTCGCACAAGGAACTTACCCTTGCCCACGAGATCGGGCATTACCTGGACCACCAGGGTCTGCCCGGTCCCGGACTTACCTCCCGGACGGGGGGCTTCAAGCCGTTGGAGAATGTGCTGGATACAATCGGAAGAAGCGACTCCATCGCCCAGCTGAAAAAGGCGAAGGTGCGCAACCTGCATTACTATCTGAAGAAGGAGGAGGAGTTCGCCAGGGCCTATGCGCAGTACGTAGCGACCAAGAGCGCCGACCCTGTGCTGCTTGAGCAATTGCAGCAACTTCAGACAGATGCTTCGGATTACCGATATATACAGTGGACAAATGAGGATTTTGTGCCTATCATGAAATCGATGGACGATATGTTCAAGGAGCTGGGATGGATACGAGAAGGATAGTGGGCACCACGTGCCTGGGAAACCCGATCTACGAGACAGACCCCAACCTTCCGCCTTTGACC